TTCTTATTCTTATTCTTATTAGCTTCGGTTTCGCTTTCGATTTGCTTTTTTTTCGCTTCGATTTCGCTTCCGTTTCGCTTCGCTTTTGCTTTTGAGCCGTTTTTAAAACGCTGATTATTAGCGACGATTTGGGGCCTAATAAGTGTAAAAATGCTTTTGGAAATTCCCGTTAATTCGGGTTCGGAATCATTCAAACTAAGCTCAAAAATTGCTTTATAGAGCTCGAGTTGCTGAGCTTCGGGGAGGTCGTTAATAGCCTCGTAAAAGCTACGATAAAAAATAAAGTAAGTTCTCATTTTAAAAATACGACCACCGCACGCAAAGGACACCCAGCGCCCGATTTAGGCTTTGGCAATGCGGCGGCGGTCTGTATTTAAGATTTTCATAACTGAGTGTCGAGGCAATAATAGCCCATTTTAAAACTCGAGCGTAACTTTTACGCCGTAACTTTTCAACACGTCGACGGCGCTCATTATTGCCGTGTTTCGCCTGTATTCGTCGAGCGTTTTTTGGGCGATTTGTTCGTTAGTTGTAACAGGTTGTAACAGGTTACTCGGCTCAGGGGCATTTTGGGGCATTTCGGGGAGTACTCCCTGAGCCCTTGCCCTACGGGTTTTTACATTCCTGAAAAGGTTGGGCGATTTTTTGAGCTTTTTGATGTCATAGGCTACGGATCTCGGGCTCGCCACTAATTCGGGGAGACTGTAAAATCCTTTTTGGTGGCGTATTAAATGCCCAGCGCCTAACATGTGGGACATTAAGGAGCTCAGCGTCCCGCGCGGGGTATCGCTGAATTCATCGAGCATGTCGTTAACATGGAGGCCAGGGTTGGCCGTTATCCATTTTTGCACGCGCTCAATTCGAGCGACATAATTAAAAGGGCTTCTCTTTTGCATATTATAAATTTTAAGGGTTATGAATTAATCCAAGCGTTTTTTATTGATTCTTTATAGCGGTGAGCGGTTTCCATACGCTGACAAAGCTCATTCAGGGCGTCGATTTCGGCCTCGATTACGACGTAATGTAATCGGCGGTTTTCAGGTTGGCGCGGGTCGTAGCTGGCGAATATCCACGCGGGTAAATTATGGGTTAACATGTTGCCCATTATCTGCCAATAGTAATCGGGGTTCGTTTTTTTCAAATCCTCGGGCGTTTGCACCTGAGAATGTAGATAATGATTAACCGAATTCCAAGGACATTTAATTTCGACGCCTACGCGCTCGAAATCGGGAAGCCATGCGAAAGCATCGGGCGAGCATCCAAAGTAATCATTAAACAGTTTAAACGACGGCTTAAATTCGAAACGATCGTCGGCGCATTGAATGGCTTTTTTAAGTTCGTTTAACGCGTGCTCTTCCCACTCATTCCCCCAGTCGATGGCGCGTGAGGTCGCCTCATTGGCGCTTTGGCCCGTGACCTCCTCCATTACTTTCTCGTAGATATATTTTTTAGCCGTTTCGCTCATTTCGCCCGATTCCTTGGCGGCCTTTGTTTTCGGGTCCGTCATTAAAGCGCTGATTCCTGAGCCTGTGAAACGTCCGAGGCGTAGTTTATCCCACGCGGCTGTTTGCTGGTTAACGGTCGCCATATACTCGGCGAGGTACGGGTTAATTTCCATTTTCTTTTTGAATTAAGAGGGTTTGTAAATTGGTTTTTTGTTCGGGGCTTAAATGGGCCTCGAGCGCTTTGATAGCGTCGGCCGCCTGAGGGTCGCCGTTAAGGATACCAACCTCGAGCCGCGCGATAAGCGCCTCGGGTAATTCGCCCGCGCTGGCTATCTTGAATGGTTTATAAACGTCCTTATTTTTACGATTTAGGTCGCGGCCGAATATCGGGCCCAGGCTTTGGGCGGCGTTCTTTAAACATTCGCTTTTGAGTTTTGGGAAAGCCATGTCGAGGGCGTTGGCTTTTTTGTTAGCAGGATTTAACGCCCATTGGTTTCGGTCGGTTCCCGTGACGTTTTCGGGCACACGATCAACCATAATGACAATCGAGGCGGCTCCCGTTCGGCGTATTTCGTAGCCCGTGACGGGGTGAATAACAACGAGCTCGAGGGAGCCTTGGATTTCATTCGCTACGGGGCTCCATTTAAAATTTTCGGTTTTCCATTGGCCGAAAAAAAGCTCGTCGAGCGTCATTTCGATGTGTGAAATAACCACGGTCGAGGCCTTACGGTCGGGGGTTTGTTCGATGCTCAGCGGGTCGGGCTGAGAATTCAGGCGCTGGGTAAATTTCTGAATTTGCGCCATGGTTTCGGGGTTCAAAGGGTACATTTTTAGGGGTTTTAAAAATTGGCTAAACATTGGTTAAGCTCCTCGCAGTACTTGAGGAGGCCGTAAACCGCCACAATCCACGCGGCGTATTTTACAAATCGGGCCGCGCGTCTCATAGTTTCTCACGGATTTCGTTAATAGCTAACAGGGCCTCGTTATACACGCGAAAGAACTCCTCGCGGTCGATGGGCTCGGCTTCCCATGCGAAAGCCTGTTTAACGCTTGAGGAGTGGCGGACTATGTCAAGCATAGGGGCTTTTATCGAGCTGAAATTATACACGCGCAAAGCCTCGAGCGGGTCCAATACGGCATAATAGCAGTTATTAAACTTTGCGAAATACGGTAGTTCAAACTCGAGCACCTCAATAGTCGCGGGGCGTTCCAATTCAATTGTCATGGTTTTCATAATAAAAAGGGTTTTAAAGGGTTTAAAATGATAATTCGATTTCGATACGGTAGTCGTGGCCTATTCCGCCAGCGGTTGGGAGGTCGCCCGTCCATTCCCATTGGTAACCCTTATCGTCGCAAATTTCCTTGAAACTGTGGAGGGCTTTGTCGAGCTTGGGGTAATGGATGACCTGGGCGGTTCTTTCCTGAAGATGAGTAATAATAATTTGATACATATTATAAGGGGTTTTTAAATTGCTTAATGAATGCGCGTTGATCAGCCGCGCCCCTGAGGTTGGTTATTTAGTTAAACGAATCTCAACTATTTTTTTATGAAGTGATGGGGAAACATATTCGCACAAATAACCCGAGCTCAATTTACCGATTACGGTTAAACAAGATTTTAAATCCTTTTCGAATTCTTCGGGGGTTATTGTTACCACCTGAGTATGTAAATCAAATGGCGGGCGGGTATCTCCGCAAACGATTTGCGTCGCCCAAAGGAAAAGAATATTTACTTTATTTTCGTTCCATTCCTCGGCGCTGATTCCGTTAGCTTTTGCCGTTGTGGCGCAAGATTGGCGAAATAATGGATTTAAGATTAGGCTGTTGATTTCGTTTAAAATTGTTTCGGTGTTCATGGGGTTCGTTTTTTAATTGTTTGACAAATGTAATGTAGTTTTTTTGCTACATTGGAAATTTAACAAATTTTAACAAATCGGTTATTGTGCTTCAATAAGTTAGGTTAAAAAGGGGGGCTTTCGCCCCCGCTGTTTTTACCATCCTGTTTGATCTGTAATATCGGCGTCGCCTTTGTAGATGTAGCATCGATAAGGCTCGTCCATTTCGCCCTCCTCATATACCCAGGCACTTATTACATCGGGCCTTTGTACTCCTTTTTTTGCGGCGTTAATGGCGGCCTTTTTAGTGGCGCGCGTAATATAGTCGATTGGATCGCCGCTGTACTCTTCGCCGTCCTCTTTACGCTTGAGCTCAAGTAATACCGTTGTAAATTCTCTTTTCATAGTGTTAATTATTAAAGGGTTATTTCAAAAAACTTTCGTCCCTTTTGGACACTACAAATGTAGCATATTTGCAACATACAAAAAAGTTAAAAAATGTTAAAATTCAAGCCATTATGTTAAAATTTGTTAAAATTGGGCTTTTACTAAATGTTAAAAAATGTTAATTTGGCTCAGGCGTATGAATACCGCCCATAATTGGGGAAAAGCTCGAAAAACATTCGCATGGCGATAGCGTCGGCGTAATCGGGACTCATACCGTGGGTTCGTTGGATTTCCTCCTTTCCTGTTACTGCGAGCTTACCGTCCCCGTCGGGGTTTTTGCGGCGTATTAAATCGAGCTCCTTAACGATCACGTCCCTATTCGCCTGAGGGAAAACCATTCGATTAAGCTCAATGAATTCGGCGAGTTTAAAAAAGCATTCGGCCTTGAGATTAACGAACCGCTCGGGCTTTGTAGCCCTTGAGCCGTTACGAAATTCGCGACATTTCAGGACGTCAACGAGCCCAGCGCCCAGCCCGTCGGCATCGGCGAGCACATTAGAAAGTTTTACTTTATGATGGTCCGCCATAGCCCGAATAACGGCGGCGGTTTCATCGATTTTCTTTTTTCTGAGTTCAGTTATATGAATGAGGGAAAGGCCGCGCCAAAGGGCGATAACGGTCCTATCCTTTCCAAGGCGCGCAACGTCGGCCGTTATATACAGTTCCCCGTCGTTTTGGGGCTCACGAAAAGCCCTCAAAATATCGTCGGTAAGGAAAAGGGCGTCGGCGGTTTCGTCGTAATCCCAATCGCCCTCTAATAACCTTTTACGATCCATTTCGGGAAGCCTCGCTAAAGTTTCGGCGTAAGTGGCGGGGAGGTGGGGATTATCAGTAACGCGCGAGGGTATGAATTGAATAAAGCTCGGGAGGTTCTGAGCCCGCCACGGGGCATAAATTTCGTTATATAACCAACCTTTCGACGGGTTACACGTTAGCAAGGTTTTCGGGCTTAAATCGAATTCCCTCAGTTTGTAACGAATACGGCTTCTAACGATGTCGACGGCTTTTTTACTGACCTGGCTGCACTCATCAATAAAGGCGTCGGTAATTTCAAGCGACCCGAGCGAATCAAACGAGGGGTCGGACGGGTACGAAAACAAATCCTTTAAAATGATTTCCGAGCCATTGTAAAACGTGATCACGTTCGACTGTGCGTTAAATTGGTAATGTTCATTCGCTCGGAGCCCGAATAGCTGAGCAACCTCAAAAAACGTTTTTAGGGTCGTTTTTTTCAAGGTGTCGAGTTTGGAGCGGCCAATAAGCCCCCTCGTTTTCGGGTACTTGAGGCGGCGTTGGATTTGCCAAGCGCAACCCGTGAACGACTTCGCCCCGCCAGCGGCGCCCCCGAATAAAACAACCTCGGCGGATGAGTCCAACCCGAGGGCGTTTAAACATTCGATTTGCTTGGGTAAAAAAGTAACCATTAAACGAGTTCGGTTAGAGGTTTGCCCGTGAGCTTTGCGAGGCGTTTAAGGGCCTTTAAATCCATCCTTTCGGGATTATCGAGCCAACGGTAAGCCGTCCACCTCGAAACCTTCATTTTGAGGGCGAATTCGTTTCGGGTTCCAAAGGTTTCAGAAATTAGGTTATTGAGTTTATCGGAGTTCATGGCGGAGGGGGTTTCGAACGTCGAGTTCGTTTTCTATTCGTTTTAAAATTAGCCGCAGTTTTGAGGCCTGATTTTCGGGCACGGGAAAAGCGGCGAGGGTTTCAAGGCGTAAAGCCCTGAGGTCCTCACTCGATAACCGCGTCATTTCCTTTCGTCTCATAATGGTTTTTTAAATCCTCAAAGGCCGCCCGATACCCCTCGAGATATGCGTCCCGAATTAATTGGGCTTCCTTAACTATCATTTCGGGGCTTTCGTTAATGAATTCACGGTAAGCCATAGCCGAAAGGCTCAAGGGGTTTGAGTTGAGTTTTTTTCGGGTCTTATCGACCCACTCGTTAATTGGGGTTTGGTTTTCGTTGCTCATAGCTTATTTTTAAAGTTCCTGTAAAAGAATCGGAGCACCAAAGCGAACGCAACGACGCTTACGATTCCGTAAAATATCGCAAAGGCTAAGGCCGTATATTTAAGTTCATTCATTGCTCACCTCCTTTGTATTTTTTAGACTTTTTTTTATTTTTCTCTAGTAATTCTAAAACCATTATTTCGGCTAAAGGATCCACGCCCTTTTTATAA